CAAAATAATGGACAGTGCTGAAGGATATAAGAAGATGATGTCTTTTGCTATTACCATTCTTGATGAACGACAAAAACTAGTTAAGGAATAAAAAATGATTATTCAGATTATAGGTCTACCAGGTGCAGGCAAAACAGAGTTAGCAAAGGCACTTAAAGAAAGAATTAATGCTATTCACCTTAACGCAGATGAGGTTCGTGCAACAGTAAACTCAGATCTAGGATTTACTCCAGAGGATCGTTTAGAGCAAGCACGACGCATGGGAGAAATGGCAAGACTAATATCAAAGCAAGGGGTTGCTCCAGTCATTGTTGACTTTGTTTGCCCTACCGACTTAACTCGTGCAGCATTTGGAAAGCCAGACATTCTGGTATTCATGAACACGATTGAAGAAGGAAGATTTGAAGACACCAACAAGATGTTTGAAATGCCAACAAATTATGACATTGCTTTTATAAGCCATGAATGGGACGCAAATAAAAAGGCATCGGTAATCATTAATCAGTTTAACCTACATGATTGGTCGGCACCTACAACACTAATGCTAGGTAGGTACCAACCCTGGCACGAAGGCCACCACGCCCTTTACAAGGAGGCTGGGAAGAGAACTGAACAGGTACTACTTGGAGTTCGTAATACCTACAACACAAGCGAAAAGGATCCACTTAAGTTTGATCAGGTAAAGGAATATATTGCCAAAGATGAATTTATGGATGGTGCATTAGTACTAAGATTACCTAACATTACCAACATTGTTTATGGTCGTGATGTTGGATACAAGATTGAGCAGGTAGATTTGGGTGCAGACATACATGCTATTTCTGCTACACAAAAACGTAAAGAGATGGGCCTATAAATGTTAGAGAATGCTATTGCAGTTGTTGTCTCACTTATATTTGCTGGAATTATGGTATATGTTGTAGATAAATATTTTGGCGGAACAGACGATAGCGATCCTTTGGTATGACAGTAACCAAAGCAAGATCATTTACTAAGGCACTAAGTTATCGCATATGGGGCACACTATCTTCATTCGTTGTTGCATATGTGCTTACTGGAGACGCAACACTTTCAGGTGCTATTGCATTTTGGGAAACTGTAGTTAAAGTATTTATCTACTACGCACATGAGCGTGGCTGGAATAAGATTCAATGGGGTCGTAAATAATGCAATACTGGTCTTGGCTGCTTGCCGTCATAGGGGTTTCTGGAATATTTTTAGTTGGTCGTAAGACCATTTGGGGATGGCTAATCCTTTGCGTAAACGAAATTTTATGGATTGCTTATGCCTTAGCAACAAATCAATATGGATTTATTTTTATGGCTGTTGCATATGCATTAGTATATATTAAATCATTTATACATTGGAAAAAAGACGATGCGAGAACATAGAAACTATGAGGAGTTAGACTCTGCAGTTGACTTAGTAATTCACACAAAATCACCATCAAAGTGGCTGTTGATTGATCGTGAGACTGGTCAGGTTTACCAGGGTAACGCTAATGGATTTTGGGACAGACTAGATCCAGTAATAAAAGGAAAATAGTATGTATACAGACCATATGAGAAGAGCATTTAGATCATTAGATAGTTTTTCCCCTAAAGGATTTTCTTTGCAATTAATAGATAACGATACATTTATTACGGTCAAAGCATCAGAAAAACATTTTATGTCTCTTACTGGTGAAGACAAGGTTCGTGCAGTAGAATATATGGTACGTGTAAAAAAAGCCCTTGAGGATAATGGTGCTATTGTTTTATTGGTTAGAGATGGTGGCAAATGAAAAACATAGTAATAATTGGTGGTGGAACAGCGGGTTGGTTGACTGCCCTTGCAGCACAAAAAAGATATCCAGATTGCTCAATAAAGGTAATTGAAAGCAAGGAGATTGGTATTCTTGGTGCAGGTGAAGGCTCAACACCAAACCTAATTCCATTTCTTAATTCTTTAGATATATCAGTTGAAGATTTAATAAAAAATACTAGTTCTACAATGAAGTTAGCAATTAAGTTTAATAAATTTTCTAAAGAAAATGATTTTTACTATCACGGCTTTGCTATAAATAAGTTCAATACAAAAACAAAATCAATAACATCTAAAGCCATAGATAATTTACCAGTACTTGATTTATTTTATATGTCACAAAATATTGATCAATCTGAATATAAAATTACGCCAATGGCGCTTCAACAAAACAATGTTCCGTTTGTAAAAAGAAAAGATAAACCAACAGGTTTATTAGACTTTGATATTTACAACCTATACTCAATACATTTTGATGCAAGAGCATTAGCAGATTATTTTTCAAAAATAGCAATTGCTCGTGGAATTAATCATATAGATGCAACGGTAGACAGTTTTATCTCAGATAATGATGGAAACATATCAGGCATTAAACTTGATGATCAAGCAATTATAAATACTGATTTTGTATTTGACTGTACTGGATTCTTTAGATTAATTAATAAGAAACATTTTAATACAGAGTGGATAAGTTTTGAAAAAAATCTACCAGCCAAAAAAGCAATACCATTTTTCTTGGATATAGATAAAGATAATATTCCCGCATATACAGAGTCTACTGCTATGAACTACGGTTGGATGTGGAAAATTCCTCTACAGCACAGATATGGATGTGGATATGTATTTGATTCAAACTTTATTAGTGAAGAAGATGCTAAACTAGAAATTGAGAATATGTTGGGGCATGAGATAACCTCCCCAAAAACTTTTTCATTTACACCAGGATATTATAAAACAATATGGAACAAAAACACAATTGCAGTTGGTTTGTCTGCTGGATTTGTAGAACCTTTAGAAGCAACATCAATCATGCAATCAGTTGAAATTTTGCAAATTGCTTTTAGAAAAGATTTTGATATATTTAATCCAAGGGATTTAAAAGAAATTCTTAATAATAAATACAAAGAAGACTGTGAAGAAATTTGCGACTTCCTTTATCTTCATTACATGACAAATAAAAATAATACAGATTTTTGGATCAACTTTACAAAAAATAATATTATGCCAGAAAGTCTTAAAAAAAGAATTAGCGATCTTAATGAATTAACTTATTCAAAAAAAGAAAGTTCTCCATTTGACTTAATAAGTTATTATATAATTATGAATGGAAACAAACTTTTATCTGAAGAATTTAAGAATAAAATAATTAACAAATATAAACCATATAAAAATGAGTTTGAACTAATTAAAAATAAAAGGAAAGTTTCTTCTAATTATTTTACAAAACACTCTGATTTTATAAAAAGCCTAGGAGGGTTAAATGAATCAATTTAAAGTTATTGCCAATGTTTTATTTAAAATGAGGCATAAAGAATATTGGAACAAAGCAAATACCGTGGAGTTTTTTGCGTTCATGACTAAAGTAACAATCATTGTTCCAGGTCTTTTATTTGGAATGCAGTGGTGGTGGTTATATATTTTTGCATTAGTGTCAAGCCTGGCACTGATATGGACTTCAACAGTAAAGACTCTGCCAACGATCATTGTATTTAATATGATATGGACTATTCTTGCAGCAACTGCTATACTTAAGTATTGGATATAGGGGGGATTCATGTTGGACTTTATAATGTTTTTTATATTTATTTCTGCTTTTTTGTTTTTAGTATACGACAATGCAAAATTAAGAATATCATTATCTAGAGTATCTAAAAAATTATTACAAGCATCTATTGACAACGGAATTTTTAAAGATGAGATATCTATAAAAAATAGCCAAGAATATTCAAACTTTTTAACTATTTCTAGAGATCAAGCCTATTCATATATAGAAACAGTACAAGATGGATTATCAAAGTTTGTTTATGAGATAGAGCCAGAAATTAATTACTTCAAAGAGTATGGGGATATTGCATCAATGGCACCCAACTACTACTCAATGAAAAAAATTGTAGAAGAATATGAGCAGTTGAAAATGCTTTTGCCTAAAGAAAAGGAAAATAAATGAAAGAAATTTTGCTATCTATACTAACAGGATTTGGATGTGGCATAGTTTTTGCTGCATTCAAACTACCAGTTCCTGCACCACCAGTCTTTGCAGGAGTTGCTGGTATAATTGGATTGTGGCTGGGCTACTACATACTATCCAATCACATTTCCTAGGAGGAATAAAATGAATGAACAAATCAAAGCAGTACTAGCATCATACGGACGATCAGTTCTTGGTGCAGCACTTGCACTATACATGTCTGGGGTTACAGACCCACAGACACTTGCATACTCACTATTGGCAGCACTAGCACCAGTAGCATTGAGAGCAATCAATCCAAATGATACAGCCTTTGGTCGCTTGCCAGATGTAGCAGAAGTTGATTCTGCAGTTAAGAAGGCAACAGTTAAGAAGGCACCTGCCCGTAAGAAGGCAGCAGCAAAAAAGAAGTAGTATAATAGATACTATTCCGCTATGAGACTTTAAAAGGTTTTACAACGGATGTTCTCTTGATGAGAAAGTTAGCAGGAGTTGAATCTTCGTGGCTAATAGACCTGAGCAGTCGTCTATAAACTGCTCATTTCTTATGCTATAATATTAATACCTGCCCAAATGGGGGGTAAATTAACTTATTCGCTTGAAAGGGGAATAAAATGGTAAAAA